GGAGCCGGTTATCAATGATCGACTGTCAGAAATCCGCTCAATTCTCGACGATACGCAGGTTGAGTACCACGACCAAGGGATGGGCTGCGGCTTGGAGGATCGAGGGATTACTGACCGATACGAGGCAATGCGCTATGGATGGGATGAGGCAATTGATCGCATGCACGATGAAATCATCAAGCATGCCATTGACGCAATTGACGAACTTCTCGCATCCACTCCCGCAGAAGCGCAAGCAGCGCCGGTAGACGGCCTTTCGTTCGAGCAGATAGAGGATGCCTTCCCGGAAGATCAAGACTATCGCATCGAAGATGACAGGACTGGCGAAATCATCGTCACGCCGAAATGGCTGCATGCATTTGCTCGAAATATTGCCGCCCTCTCCCAACAGCCAGCAGTACGGGTGCCGGAAGAGGATGTAACTGCCACCGCCATGAGGCAAGTAGCCGAAGAGCATGCGCACGGTTTGGCGTTGGCATTGGAATGCATATTGGGAGACCATGAGTCAAGAGTTAGCAGTCGGTGGTACGAATCCTCGCTAGATAAGCTGTCAGCCTACCGCGAGGCGATGAACGCAATCCACGAGCGAGAAAGCCCGACGTTCATGGGCGAGCCGTTTTTACCAAAGGATCAGCCCAGCTGGATTCGCAACGCTAAACCACCGATAGCTGACGACGCCGCACGCGCCGCACAGGAGAAAGCATGAAACGCCAACAACACACACTCATGAAGTATGACCCAGCAACCGGTGAGGAACGCCCCTACCCGTCGAATGCCGCCGACTGGCGCGAATGGCACGGACTGTCGGCGTGGCTTTTCAACCCATGGACAGGCGAAAAGCGCGACGTGCGCGACATCGGGAGCGATGTGCATGGTCTGCTGATAATCCCTCCTGGTGAGTCTGTTTATGCCGAATCTAAGCCACGCTTGAGCAGGGAGAAATTGTTCAAAGCAGCCGAAGATGCAGATTTCGTGCGCATAAAAACATGCTGTGAAGGCGTGTCGCTCAAGGTCTGCTCGACTGACGAATGGCGCGGCGATCTTGGAGGACTTGCTGCGAAGATCATTGAGGCCAGCCATGACCACTAACCACCAAGACGCGCTTCTGGAAAACGCGCATGGCGTGCAGATTTTGGAAAGCGTGAAGTTCTATAACCACTACGGTGCAGCAAATGCCACCTGCGAATGCGGCTGCGAATTGATCGTCGCTCCGAAACTATTCCATGCCGATCATAAGAAAGGCGACCCTGTAATGGTGTGTGGCGATCATGGAGTCCACGCATATAGATTTCTCGACCTTGTTCCAGGAAAACAGCCGAAGGGGAGCGCTCAGATATGACTAACCACCAAGACGCGCTTCGCATGGCGCTGGAAGCGATGGAAGAAGCGGCCCGAGTAATTGAGGCTTTGAAGCCAGCGGAATACGGGAACGGAACGATTGTCCGCCTGCGTCGAGCGCACGCCGCCCTCTCTGCTCCCTTGCCGAAGGAGGCGCTGGAGGATCAGGAGGAGATGCGCGAGTCACTCCGGGAGGCTGTTGCAGGCTCCCTGAACTCTACTTATGTTTGTGGTCGTGTTTGGTCAGCATGGCAGGTCGGCACTATGACTGAGGACGATTTCGTCCCATTTTCTGACTGCGAAGAAGCGATTGACGCTGTGGTTGATGCGGCCATTACAGCCATCCGCTCCCTTCAAGCGCAAGAGAAAGGCGGCAATCTATGACCTGCGAATACGTGAGAGAACACTACGGGGTGCCCGCCGAGATCGGCAGGCGCGTCACGGTTAATGGCAAGCCGGGAATCATCGCGGAGGATCGCGGCCACTACATCGGCGTGAACTTTGACTCCGACAAGCCTGGCGTGGTTTTCAACTGCCACCCTACCAGCAATGTCGAGTACGGCGATATGGGCTCAGTGCGCAAGCTGAGCAAGTATCAAGCACGGTACATGCGCTTTCTTGAATACGGCGATGGCTTTGATTCGTTTGTCGAATTTTGCCGGTGGGACGCAGCACCAGAACGGAGCTGGAACCGTGGATATTAACCAATCACTGGAGCCAGCGACCACGCAAACAGCGCAAGACAAGGAGCAAGGATCATGACTGACGCAGTGCGCAGGGAGTTTGAAGAGTGGCAGGGATCAAAGCGACAATCGCCGCACTTCTCCGTTCGAGCTTCCGCCGAAGACGCTTGGGAGGCTTATCAAGCAGGCAGAGCAGCGACAGAGGAAAAGCTCCGCGACTACAACAGCGCAGGCGACATCCTCGCAGAGATCACCGGCTGCTATGACCAAAGTGTCGCGCTTTGGGAGCTGGCTGATCGAGTGCGGGAGATGTACGGGCAACTGAATCGCCAGAACAAAAAGCTGCAGCAGTCCCTCGCCTACGCAGAGGGTCAGGCATCAGAGTACCGCGCCAGATATGACGCGCAAACGAACGGGATTCGCCGTGTCATGGCGGAACTGGCGGAGGCGCAGAAGGATGGCGAACGGTTGGATTGGCTGGACGAGGTGAACCGCAAGGCAAACGAACGCAACGGGACGGTATATGGCTGGAGGTTCGACATCAACCACAATCGTGCAGCACTGATGGACCACAACTGGCCTGCGCTCTCCATCCGCGCCGCCATCGATGCCGCAATAAACAAGGGAGCAGAGAATGTCTGAAGTCACGCTGAAAATGAACGTCGAGCAGGCGCATGCAATCGTTTCGCTGCTTGATTTGGCCGTGCGCATCAACATGTGCCAGTTCGGCGAATTTGAACAATGGGCGCGCATGGGCATCATCAAGCATCGCGATGGCCGGGAACTGAACTATGACGAACTGGAGACGCTAGAAGGAACACTTAGGTACGTTTCCAGCATATTCGGCTTTCCGTCAAACGCCAATTTCGGAATCGGGTCGCCGCATGTCAGCAAGGACGCCCATCGCGGCTACGAAATCAAGAAGGTGCTGGATAAGGCGCTTGCAGTACACCGAGACCCGAACCCGACGGGCCTTCGCGGCGTGAACTATGACGGTCTGATAGTGCGCTATACGACCGAACCAGCGCCGACGGCAACGATTACGGGAGCAGATAAGAACGGGCAAAAGGCCCAGTCTCAGGAATCGCATCATGCAGTACCCAGTAATGAGTCCAGCGGCGCAAGCGATCCACCGCTCTCGCTGGGCTGGTCAAGTGGAGTGGCCGAAGGTTGATCCATGCGAGGGCTGCCCACTGCTTAGTAAGTGCGAGGATTCGCCGGAGGAGTCAGGTATCGAACCTTATCTTCTCTGGCTGCTAGAGGTGAATATGGAAGCTGAACGGATTGAGAAGGAAGGAGATTGAGATGAGCGCGGTAATCAAGCCAAGATACATCACTCTTTCTGAGTGGGCATCAGCGATGTTTTCAAAGGTGCCTCACCAGAATACTCTTTTGAAATGGGTTCATGAAGGGCGGATAAGGCCGCAGCCCAAGAAAATCGGGCGATGCTGGCGCGTGAAGCCCGAAGCGGAATATATGGGGGACTAAATGGGAAGGACTCGCAAGGCAAAGAACCGAGGATTCCCCCCGAATTTGTATCAGAACGCGGCTGGATATTTCTACTATATGAATCCGCAAAGTCGCAAAGCAAAGGGTCTGGGGAGGGATAAAGCGCACGCATTCAGCGAGGCGCGCGCGGCGAATGCCTTTCTTGCGACGATGAGTAAGTCATCTCTTGTTGATTGGGTATCCGGAAAGCAGAACTATACGCTGGCAGACTGGGTTCCAATCTATAAAGAGCTGTGGATGAACAAATCGAACCCAGCGCCGGACACCCTGCGCAACGCAACCAGCTATCTGAATCGCATCGCCAAAGCAGATTTTGCATGGATGCAGCTACGAGACATTACAACCGCCAACGTGGCAAAGTTTCTGGATGGTGTTGAGGCGGAAAGTGGCGCTGCGACAAGGCTGAACATGCGGGCCAGGATGTCGGATGTATTCCGCATGGCAGAAACGCAAGGGCTGCGCGATGACAACACGAACCCGGTTCCGGCGACCTATACCCCTTCTCGCAAAGTCATGAGGGAGCGCCTTACATTGGAGCAATTCAAGATCATTCACGAAAAGGCTCCGGCGTGGCTAAAGCGCGCAATGTACCTCGCCCTCTTAACCGCCCAGCGGCGCAGCGATCTTGCAAAAATGAAATTTTCCGATGTTAAGGACGGCTACCTGTTTATTGTTCAGCAGAAATCCCAAGGGGAAATACGACTGCAGCAGGATGTGCGAATTGGATTGAAGGCGGTCGGCATGACGATTGCTGACGCTATTCATAATTGCCGAGACTTAACGCTAAGCCAGTTCATGGTTCACCACACCGAGCATCAAGGCTCGGCCAAGCCCGGCGATCCTGTTGCCGAGAATGGGATCTCGAACGCATTCCAAGCCGCCAGGGAAGCCGCAGGAATAGTTGCCGAAGGCGATGGACGAACACCGCCCACCTTCCATGAGATCCGAAGCTTGGCGGAGCGGCTTTACCGAGAAGAGTACGGCGCAGAATTTGCGCAAGAAATGCTTGGCCACAAAAATGCAAAGATGACTGACAAATACGATGATTTGCGTGGCAAAGGTTTCAAGGTTATTTCGGCCAAGTGATTCAGTAAAATTTCAAACGAATTTTAGAAAAATCAAAGCAGAGCGGCATAAAATATAGCTATCCGCGCTTTGCGGTGGAAAGCATCTAAAAACAGCCTTTTTCTGAGAAAAATCATTGCTTTAAGGGGAATCCGACATTATACGACACCCACAATTAAGCACATATGCACCTATTAGAATTCAATGACTTACAGCATAGTTTTAAACGATTTCGATGGGAGTTTAACCCCGGTTAATGGTCGGGATGGCCGGGTCGGACTGCATCTTTCCACGAAACCACGATGCAATGCCCAACACTGGGGCCATGGTCGCCATGACTCCCGCCTCCGCCCCGATCAGCGCCGGGAGCTGGGCAAGAACTTGCGGATTGACCTGGAAGAACATCACGCCGATATAGGACACCGCAGCCGTGCCGCCAGCGATCAGCCCGAGCAAGCCGAACGAGAAGCCGATAAATGGTCTCCAGCTATAGGTCGGCCAATGCTCCGAAGCTGCCTCGGCCTGCATGGTCTTGTTCACGTCGCTGGCAGTCTGCACGGCCAATTGCTGGAACTGAACCTCTTGCGCAAGTACCGCCTGACGGTACTGCAAGACGAGATTCGGATCAGCCTGCAAAGCTTTCAGTGCGGCATCCCCGGTCGGCTGGCCAGTCACGGTCTGCGCGATATCGATGGCCTTTTGCGCAACCTCTTCCGCCTTATCGCTGCCAGTCATCCATTTGAGCAGGCCGGGCACGAACTGCGCCAAGCCCATCGCCAAAGTTATAGGGTCCATGTCATACCTCCTTCGCAAAACGAAAGGTCACGTCAAACAGGCGAGCGAACCAGCCATGCCCGAAGGTGTCGAGGTTGGCATTGCCAGCGAAGAGTAATGCGCGATCGACGAACACCAGGCGCATGACATGCCGCGGATCCTTGGCGCGCGCCGCGGCGAGCGTCACCGGGCCTATCACGCCATCCGGGAGCACGCCGAGCGCCCGCTGGAGGGCCTTGGTTGCGGCCCCGACGCCGGAATTGACCGCGAAGTCGAACAGGAACTCGGCCAGCGGGTAAGGCAGTTCGTCGCCTCGCAGCCGATCCCAATAGTCGCGCTTGTAGATTGCGCGTGCCTGCTCAAGCGTGAGATTGGCGATATCGACATTTGGATAGGAGCGCTTGCTGATGCCGTATTTGGTTTCCCCTCCAGGGTCTGACGGATGGTCGACGTAACCACCCTCTTCCCCTATTACGTTGCGGAATGCGTCTTCAAAGTTCATGCTCACTTACCTCCCGTCGCTTTCCGCAACTCGTCGATCGCATCGAGGATGCGGTCTAATGTCGCTTGCATTTCGGCTCTCGTGGCGTAGTTTTTTGCGAGTTCGACGTGCAAATTACTGATGTCTTGCTGTAGAGTCCCCATCATTTGCCAGATGGCGTTTACCCACCAGATAATCCCGGCTCCTACGCCGCTGATTAGAATGTTGATGACGGTCTGCTGGTCCATGCGGGCTCCTTTAAATAAAAAACCCGCTCGTCGGCGGGTTGTATAATTCTGAAAACTACAGGGGGGTAAAGATGAGTTACACCGATTACTTGATTGCGAAGTTCATTGTTCTCGCGTTCCTGGCGTTCTTCGGGAATTTCTTCTACACATTCTTTACCGGTCGCTCGCTGACACAGGACCGAAACGATAGAGCGGCTGCTGAAGCCGAGGATCGGACAAGATCCCAGTAAGCAACCCCTGCGTTTCCACTGGTGCCACATCAAGCAGCCCGGGAGCCGCCAACTTCGGCTGAAGCATCATGTCTACCAGCCTGTTCCGGATTGCCTCGTTCGGTCCGGAGTAAGCCAATTTTCCAGCCTGGCCAACAAGACCAGATATTCCGGTTTTGTCGGCGAGACGTGACAAACCATTGCCAAGGAACGAATTCAGGATGTTATCGGTAGCGAGGTTCTGGAATGTATTCGACTTAACGGAACTCCCGGCTCCCAAATTGGCCTGTCGCAATAAATCATCTCGAATCGAGGTGAGTGTGCCCATCTGCTCTTTGGTAAGAGACTTTGCTGGATTAACTCCCGGCGCATCAATTTGAGATTGCAAGCTTCTGATTGCATTCTGCGTCTTCGCAAGCGTTATATTTCCCTGCGCGTCACGAAGATTTAACCCCTGCAAAACCTCCATCTGATCGATGGGCTTAGACATTTCAGCGTAGGTTGCGCGGGCTTCTGCGTAATCATTGCTTAACTTATCCATTACATTCAGCAGCTTGTTTTGCAGACTGCCAAGCGCTTCCGCTTCGCCACCCTTCCCTTTGCGCACAGCTTCACTGATTTTGTCGTCGAGGATTGTCTTCATGTCGTGCATAGCGCGCAGACTTCCAGCCGGCGAAGGTTTTTCCAGCCTATCTTGTGCAAGACGCTGCGCCTCCATCCTGGCGTCATTGATCGACGGAGCTTTAAGGAGTTGGGTGATCTGCCCCTTGATCCAGGGAGTTGTTGGGTTCTGATTTGCTGAGTCAAGAGCATTCTGATACAGATCAGTTGCCGCCTGTTTTCTTGACGCTCTGAAAAAATCGAGCTTCCCAGCATCGCCAGCAACTTGATCAAACAACGCATTCCGCGCCGCAGCGTTCTGCGTCTCTCGTTCTACAAACGCATTCGGGCGGAGGTCGCGCGTGCCGCGCTGGAGTGTCGCAAGGCCAGCATTCCCGGTTGCTTCGGCGAGCGTGGGCACTGAGCCGGGGACAATCTCGGAAGTGTTGAGCGCAGTCGGCCCGCCTTGGGCAAAGCGGCGGATAACGTTCTGCGCGATTTCATCCTGGCCTTTTTCGGTGAATGGCTGAATGAGCGACTTTGCCCCGTTGCCAGCGTAGCGCCCGGCTGCGCCTATTCCGGCTATAACAGGCGGCATCAGCCCGCCGACAACGGCTCCGGTCGTGGCATCATCAGGGCTCACCAGACCAGCAGAAGCGGCCCCGGTGATTGCGCCGCCAGCAGTCCGAATACCCAAATCAGCCGCCTTCCCAGCAAGATTCGCCGCCGCCGGCGCGCCAGTCCTGAAACCGTTGGAGGCAATTGCTTCAACCAGCTTTGCGCCAACAGGCGATGCGGCAAGCCTTGGCGCTGCCATCACCGCGCCTTTTGCAAGCGCACTGCCCACACCGCCAGTGCCCGCCAGCTCGCCAAGGATCTTGCCGCCCTTATAGGTCAAGGAATCAGGCTCAGCGCCGAGAGTCTGCAAGCCCGCGTCTATAGCGGCTCGACGTTGCCGGTTCGATTCCAGCGACAACCCTTTGCCGTCGAGTGCGTCCTTGATGATGTCGATCGGCGAAAGCAGCGTTGCGCCGATGGAGCCTGCGCCGCGCACCGCGCCAGCAACCAGGTTGCCGACACCTTGAGCAACTTCGGCACCGATGCCGCGCTCTTGCTTTGGCTGCGCACTCGGTGCGTCGGATTGGTTAGCCCCTGCCGTCTCATCCACATACGTGTATGTTTTCCCGTTGTATGGATTCGGCGCTTGCACGGGGGCACTTGGCGCTTGCTTGCCGCCAAGCTGAGATTGCAGGATCTGGAATGCCTGCTCTTTCGTCGCGCCGTCCGGGCCGTTGACGGTATATGTTTTGCCTTCAGGCGAAGTAAATTCAAAGGTAGGCATTATTTCACCGTTACAGTCCATCCAGATGGGAGGCCGCTATTGCTGCTGGTTGCGGGCGTTGACGTGCGCTGACTGGCCGGCACGCCGGAAAGCACGCCTTGAATAGCGAGCTGACGATTCTGCGCTTTCTGAGCAATAACTTCCTTCGAGTCCCCCGGTTGCGGGAAATATTGCTTGGCACCGCTGTCGAACTCGCCTGCCGAAATTGCGGCACCGGATTCTTTGCGCAACACTGCGTTGAGAAAATCTCGCTGGGCTTGCTCCATCTGTTGCTGTACAGGGCTGGCAATGAAGTTTGCCGAACGACCAAGAGAATTCCCGATGAGAGGGATTCCTTCAACTCCCTGCTTGATCAGTGATGGTGTCGTGACCCCTTTAGAGATCAAGCCATTGATGAGCTTGTCTGCCTGCTGCATGCGCGTACCGAACAGGTTTGCATTGGCCTGGGATTCCGTCAGCGGCTTGTCTATCTTTGGAGCGCCAGCAAGTGGCGTGAACACGCCGCCTGGATTATTCGCATCGGGTCTGCCCACAAAGCCGCCAAGCGCCTCAACAAACTGCGGTTTATTCTGGTTCGACTGCTCCATTGCCAAGCGCTGCTTCGACAAGCCGAAGTTCGCCCATCCGAGGCCGTTGCTTGCAACCTCGCCCGGCGTCATGGTCTTGTTAAACGTCTGTCCGTTCGTGGCTGCATTCTTATCGACAACCACTTGCTTACCGCCAAGGTCAACAATCTGAATGTCAGGCTTCACACCAAGCCCCGCCTCACGGATGGTGCCGTCCTTTGCTACCAGATAGTTATGCAGCTTGCCGTCTGACCCCATCGCTTGCCGGAACTCGGTAGCGAATTCAGGCCGGAATTGGAGGGCGCTCTTTTCAATATCATCCGCCTTCTGGATCAGCGCCGGAATGCCGCTGGTGCGCATTGCATCGGCCATTGCCATCCTGTCGCGGAACATCTTTTCCGTGGAGTCGGGTTGAGCTGGGGATTGCGCCGGAGACTGCGCCGTTGTTTGCGTCGGTTGGCTCGCCTGATACGACTGCATCCAATCCGGCCCGCCGACCTTCGGCGAATTCTCGCCGCCTGGCATAACGGACGCCATCGGCGAAGACGATGCACTGCCTTGCGATTGCTGGCCGCTGCCGGTGGCGCGACTCTTGTTGTAGTCTCGATACCAGTTTTGAGCATCAAGGGCTTGCTGCCGCGCCAAATCCTTGTCCTTGATCTCACCGAGCAAGCCGCGCATTTTCAAGTCGTTGAGTGCATTCTCTTGCTGAGATTGGCGGGCCTGCTGCATCGACTGCAAGCCGAGCATGCCGGCGTGCCCGAGCGCCTGCCCGAAGCTGGCCGGCGTGGTCGAGGGGCCGGCCTGTGAGAGCAGGCCCAATGCCATATTCATCATGCCGACCTGTCGCGGGTCATCCATATTACCGAGCAGTCCACTGCCGCCGCCACTATTGCCGCCGAAATAGTCGAGAATTCCCATGTCAGTCCTTAAAATGCGCTGCCCAAGTCGTTGTAAGACAATCCGGGGTTCGCCTGCAAGACGCCTGCATTGTTGCTCATCCACCCATTAACGCCGCCACCGCCACCAAAGCCCTTCATAAGCTGTTGCCCCATCAGCGCGCCGCCAAGTATTCCGGCTCCGGTGTTCTGGTAGAGCGGCTGGGACTGCGTAGACGATCCGCCGAGGCCAGTGAATGGCGACAGTAGGCCAGCCACCTGGCCGACCTTGTTTCCTGCGTAGGCATCCTGGTTCGTGCCCATGCCATAGACCTGTCCGAGCAGGCCAGATCCCGCACTCAAGCCACCAAGTTGGCGCTGTGTGTTGAGCTGATTCGTTCCGAGTTGCGCGCTCTGGTTGGCCAGTGCTGCATTCTGGTTGAGCTGCGCTTGCTGCATCGATTTCTGCAGGTTTCCCTGATAGTTCGCCTCGTTCGCCTGCTGCTGGAACCCTGCATTCTGGCCGGCGACGTTGTACTGATTGCCGTTCAAGCCGGACAACGCAGAGAGTGCTCTGTTCTGGCCGTTGTCGAATGCACCCGCCTGCGCGCCGACTGCGGCATCGGTGTTGTTCTGGCCGAACTGCGATGCAGCGCGTCCCATCTGCGTACTGAAGTCATTTAGTGCTTGGCCAGTGGCGATCCCTTCCCGGTCGCCGCCGTAACTGCCGGAGACGCGCGCGCCGCTGCGAATGCTCGGCAAAATGTTCTGCGTCAGGTTGCGCGTGGCATCGGTCATCATGTTGCCGAACGCGGTATTGCTCTGGTTGATGCCCTTCTGAATAGCACCGGTCAGGTATGGATTCTCTGCCGGATTGCCATAGATCATGTTGGCGTACGCCGGAGACAAGTTGATGTCGTTCTGGCCGGGTGCGTTGATCTGCGCCGCCGACATGTTGCCCGTGTCCCCGATCTGCGCCGACTGCATTTGCGGTGCCAGCCATAATGAGCGCATCAGCTCGTTCGAGGTGCTGCGCATGTTGTTCAGATCCTGCCCGCCGTTATTCGCAAGGTACTGGTCTGCCGTGTTGCCGAACGCCGCCATGCCGGGATTCTGCGGCTTATCCAGCAAGCCGGTGATGCGACCAAGGATGCCGTTATCGGTCGTGAAATCCGATGCAGGATTGATTTGCACCTGCTGACCTTGGGCCATCCGGTCATTGATTGCTTGCTGCAGCCAAGCCTGACTGGTCGGGTCGGATGGAATGTCGATGCCGTATTTCTTCAGATGCTCGTTGTTGAGCATGCGGGCGTAATCGTCCGGCGTGCCGATACCCATTTGAGCCTGTACGCCAGGACGAAGAACGTTCTGTCCGTCACCATACAGGATGCCTTGCATGCGCGGATCGACCTCCGCCTTACTTGTCGAGGTCTGATCACCGGATTTCTTGTTGAGCATTGCGCCGCCAACTGTGGCAATGGCTGCCCCGCCTATCATTCCCCAAGTCATGGCAATTCCTTTACGGTAGCGTTATCGATTAAAGCAATTTCGTCGTAACTTTTTGCGATCACTTCTTCCTCGATCTTTTCCAATTCCGTCTCGTTGGTGATGTGGACGGTCGTCCAAAGCGTGTCTTCAAGCACCAAGACAACGCGCTTCGTTCCTACCGAAGAAACAAATGTGTAGGGCGCAGTGATTACCATCGGCCCTTCTTCTGTCAGCACTGCCACCTTGCCCTTTGTGATGAAGTTCAGGTGCGAGTGTTTGTGAATCTTCCCGATGATCCAGTGTCCGGCAGGCAAAGCCATTTCTCTTGCATACGCGCCGGGAGCGAAGATATGACGCAGTGGGAAGGTTTCATTGATGTCGCATTTTTCGATTTCGCCGGATTCCTGGGCCTTGAACATTGCCTCTTGGAGGGCGAATATCTTTTCCCTTATTTCCAGTCGCGAATAGTCGCCGGGGATTACCTCGCCATTGCCCACCGTGGCCGGCAGGTTATTGGCGTAATTGAGCAGATCGCTGCAAATCTGCTGCGCGATGTCTTGCGGCTCCATGTCCATTTTTCCCCCTTATCCGAGAAATACCCATGCCGAACCGCTGTAGCGATATACGCCCTTCCCGCTTCCAGGGTTCCAGTCGGTCCCGTCGGCGTACACCACGTCGCCCTCTGCGTACTTGTCCGGCTGCGCATGCAATACGGTCAGTCGGACAGCCTTCTGATCGGCAAGCATCACCTGCTGGATGCGCCGGAATTCGTTGCGCAGATATTCCGGCAGCTTGGCCGGGTCGGAGGGAGGATTTTGCGGAAAGTAGTCCATCAGAATGACTCCCCAAGATCTTCTATATCCATCGCGAATTCCTTGATGCGCAGCGGACCCTGTGCGACTGCCTCGAACTTGATGCCCAAGAAAGTGCCAGCCGTGAGGAAATCAACATACTTGCTGGTGCCGACGGTGAAATCCTGCGGAGTGCCCCAGTCGAGCGAGGATTCCATGTCATCTTGCGCGCCGACATAAACGCGAATCACGGTACCCGCCGGCGCATCGACCACCATGCGCACGCCCTTGCACAGTTTCACGCGGTTCTGACCGAGGCCGATTTCTTCGAAGTCCATGCCGGTGTGCTCGACATAGGCGGTCATGGGCGATCCGTTGAACGAGATGCCAGCATCAGCCAGATACAAGCCGGTATCCGTCGATGCCATCATCAGGCGTTTCGTGGTCTTGGAGTATTCGTCAGCGCCCCAGGTCTGATAGGCGTCGTTCCATACGTCAGTACGCGAATTCCACGTATCGACCGAGGTGACATTGATCACGCCGGCGTTCGCATGTGCGAGGTTCGGGATTTCGCGGATGCTCCAGGTGTTGTCCTTGTAGTTCCAGACCATCGCCTTGTTCGGCCATGTGTGACCGATCTCAGGGAAGCAGAACCACACCTCATTACGGTACTGATAGCTGACTGCGAAGCTCTTCTGCCGATTGTCGCTGTCCAGATTGTTGAACAGCCACCGGCGATTGACCTGATCAATGATCGACTGCGGGCCTTCTGCGCCCTGGTTCAGCACGATGTCGCCATCGGAGAAGACTGCATGCGCGCTAGCTCCATTGCGGGCAACAGGAGCCACGCAATTAACCGCCAACGCCCCGAACATGCGGGAAACGTTCTCGAATGCGTAGACATCTGATCCCCCGATGAGATGCATCGCGTAGGTCGAGTTTTCCTTGTAGACCATGAAGCGCTCGCCCAATTCAAGACCGTCAACGATGGCATCCGGGGTTTCCGACATCTTGCCCTCGACGCGCACGGCATCATTGGTTGCTGCCGGAACCCACGTCGCAGGCAGCGTGCCAGGATCGGCAGAGGCGGACACGCGCACCATGCTCTTGTAGTTCGTGCCGCTCTCGGTAATGTTCAGCGCCACCAATGCGCCATCAAACGACCGCATAACCTTGCATGTCGTGCTCGCCGGCCAGTTTGTCAGCTTGGCAAATGGCGTACCGGTATTCCCCGCCCAATACTGCGGATCGTCCACGCCATTGTTCAGGATCAGGATGTCGGACAGCGTGCAGCCGGTCCACTTGTCTGTTGCCGCGCCGGTGTAATTGCCGAGCGCCCGCGTGATGTCGGTGTGCGTCGTGTTCGCTACCGCATAAATCTTCTGCAAGCCGGCATAGACCTCATAAAGACCGTTTGCCGTGGTGTTCGTGAAAAACACGCCATAGGGTGCGACGGTCGGCGCTCCATGCGGCGCAGAGTGGCCGAGGAATTTCTCGGCATAGCCAGCATTGAAACGAACGTTATTCCCGCCCGTCCAAGCGAAAACCGGCTGCCCCGCGCTGGCAGGGACTGCAGGAACATCGACTTCTGCCGGATCGAGCATCAAGCCGATGTCGCCTACATTGCTGAATTTAACCCAGGCCATCAACGCTCCTTGCGCGGGGACTGCTTCCGCCGAAGTTCGGACGCATACGCATGCATGCAGTGATTGCGCTCGAAACAAAAAAGCCCGTCGATAACGGGCCTGATGTATTTCCAAGGGCGATGCGCTCGCAGCCGCCAAGCGCGCGCGCTCAACGTTTCATCCGGCCAGCCGCGAAACAGCGTGTTGATGAACTGATCGAGGCCAATCAGGACATTCAGCAGATAGGCTTTCATGCTCACCCCGGGATTACCCAAACAGCGGCTTGCGCCTGCATTGCGAGCGCCAGTGCTTGCGACAGCTCTTCTTTCGTCACCTCGACGGCACTGTTGTCATGCAATACCCAGGTGCAAGATGCCTGCCCGGTGATGTCGGCCACTTTCAGCGCACGCGACATTCGCCCTTGGCTGGTTTCGTCGCCGTCGAATACCTTGCCGTTCACCTCGACCGTGATTGCATCAACTACTGCCTGCCGTTGCGCCTTCAGTTCGTCGCGCGTTGGAGGTGGCGGTTCTGGCGCCACAAATGAGCCATCGACGTACAAATCGCCAATGTTTGCGGCCCCTGCTTCAACCAAGCCCGGCTTGAAGTCGAGCGATTCGACCTCGATGATGTTGAAGACCTTGCCGTCTACGATCTCTGCTGCGCGCATTACACAACTCCCCAAATTCGAAGTTCACCGCGAGCGCCAGCGCCCGATTGCGTTCCGGTCTGCGTAGCGCCGCCACCGCCGCCCGGCGCTGTGCCGTCGGTCCCATTGCTTGCGATTGACGCCGCGCCGCCATTACCACCTTGAATACTGGTTCCTGGATTGCGCAATGTTCCAGCTGCATTTACGCTGCCGCCAGCAGCACCCCCAAATACCGAATTACCAGAGTTGGCAGAAGCATCGTTTGACGGATTGCTGCCGCCCCAGACAGTTGATCGACCTGCTGTGTCAGCTGCGCTTGATTCGAAGCCGAAGCTGTTATTCCCAGAAGTACGCCCAATCAAGGTGGAATTTATCGCCCCACCAGCGGTGAAACTGGACGAGCCGGCGACAGTAAACAGGGATCCAATCGAAGTAGATCCGCCGACATTGCCGTTTGCAACGCCAGTCACAGCATTTCCGCCTGCGCCGATAGTCACCGTTTCGGTAGTCCCAACCACCGAGGCGGGGAGCATAAAATCCGCGCATCCGCCGCCAGCACCGCCCACTGAAAGCGTGGCGGTGTTGTTCGTGCGCTGACCGCTGCAGCCGCCACTCCAGGCACGGCCGCAGAAATAGTTATATCCCGGCGGTTTGGTGAATGTTCCTGACGTCGTAAAAGCACGATAAAACGGGTGAACGACGATTGTCTTGATCGCCGAGCCTTCGACGTACCATTTTCGGACCTCGCCGGGGTGCATCACATAACTCGTCAGGCCGTCGATGGTCTCGGAGCCGTTCGGATCGAGCGTCACATCGCCGGTGCCGCTGTTCTGGATGTAACCGGTTGCCTCGTCTCCAAGCGTGGCAGTGGCTGCGAATGCCAGGGTAAAGGTGCCGGAGCAATCAACCAGGTTCCCAACGTCCGCAAGGCCTACCGTGTCAGCGCCAGTGACTGAGCGCCGATCCATGATGCCGAGCAGCTCCCATGAGGCTGTGCCGTTTTGCGTGCGCAGGAAGTATTTCCTCGACGTGCCGGGCTGGGAAGGCAGAACGGTATTGAATGCAAGTGAGTCAATGTAGTTCTTGGTGGGCGAAAGCAGCCAGAACTTGTCCGTCGAAAGGTCGTAGCGCGCCAGATAAGCACGGCTTGCAACCAGATCCTGCGCCAACACTGCGCCGCCAGTGCAAGAAACAATCGTCTTCGCTCCAAGGCTTGAAACGTTCAGCGTCGGCGTCGTCGTCGCGTTCGTGTTGGCCGGTACCAGCAGCACCAGCATGCGGTCTTTATAGGCCGGGATTGCCGTTGACGGGTTCAGAACGTATGCATCCGCTGCGCCGCTATCCGTGGCAGTGACCAGCACCGAGCCAGTGAAACCGGCGAAGCTGTATTTGACCGCCGTCTTGATCGCGCGCAGATGGTACGCGCCGTACCTGACAATATCCGTCGCATCGACCGGGTTCGTGACAACCAGATCATTGATGCCGTAATTGACTGTTTCCTGTCCCATGTTCAGCCTGTGATGATGTTGGAGCGCCAGCCGTTGCCGGAGGATGGGTGATCGGTGACGAGACTTGTCAGCGCGTTCTTGCGACCTTCTTTGCGCTTGACCTTCGGGAGCAGCCTGTCATACCTGCTCTGCCAAACTGGAATGCGGTTGTCGTCCCTCAAGTACGGAGCAGCCTGCAGAAGTGAACCGTAGAGGTACAGGCCCGGATAAGCGGTCAACAGCGCATTCGTCGATGTCGAGGCCAGATCGAAGCCCTTGACCATGCGGAACACGGCTGAATACGTTGCATCGGACAGGTTCGGAAACTCGATGTTGTCGCCGTCGATGGTCCAGAATTGCGGCCGGCAGCGTGCGCCGCTGGCTGTGTTGTACGAAAGCCGGTGAGGCGGCTGATAGGTCAGCGGGATGTTGTCCTGACCCGAAATCACGAGTTCGAAGCTGATCGGCTCAATGAACCGGGATGGAAGCGCGATCGTGTTGGTGTTGATGGTCAGCGTTACCGACTCGTCCGATTCCATCTGCCGCATGTGCACGTCCGCATTGAGTTCGGACTCAGCCAGGGTGATGAAATCAGCCGCTTGCGACGACAGGCCGGAACGATGCAACCAATCTTGCAGCGACGTCACCAGCTCATCATAGGTAGACAGGGCCATTTTTACGCCTCAGCTTGTTGCTTGCGGGTGCGCGGAGCTTTCGCGGTCCGCTCCACCTTGATCGGCTCGACCTTCTCGCCCGGGAATGGCTCGTTCTCCCCCACCCAGCCGAGTTTGCGAAGGTGCTTTTCCTCGGCTGGATCGTAGGCATGCGTGAAGCCGTGCAGCTTACTTTTCATTCGCAGCATTTGGGTCCTCGCTTCCGCCCGGTTGGCGCAAAAGATATTGATGGAAGTTGCCGGGATAGGCCTCATCCTTAGTGTGGTGCGTCAGGTCGAGGTCGGGAACGATCCAGATTTGCCCGCATTTCTCATTCCAGTTGCGCGAGAATGCGTAGTCTTCGCCCCACCACACGCCCTTGTGCACGCCGTGATTGAACAGGTCAACCGTGAGCGTGCCCTCTTCCAGGTACTGAAGTTCCGGATAGTGGTACATGAACTTATTCACGCCCTCGCGGGTGATCTTCAGGAAGCCAGCCGGCACGCAATGCGCCAGCAATGCACCATCTGATCTCACCTGTGGCCGCTGATTGATGTCCGGTAGCAGTGAACCCATGTACTCCTCGGGCTCCTGCTTGAATCGGTAGGTGCCGGCCACCACATCGCCCGGTGTCTCGATCAGCGTCAGCAGATCCTGCGGCTTCCAGCTCAGGTCATGGTCGATGAAAACGATCACGTCAGCGCGTGCGTCTTGCGCCTTGCGCAGCATCATTGCCCGAGCGCGGGAGATGTACGGGCAGCCGATCGAGTTCGCCATGCCGTGCTCCCAGCCCGCCGCCTCGATGAGCGGCAAAGACGCCTCTAGGCTGTCGAGACACTGCTGATATGGTTTTGTGACTGTTGGAATGCAGAAGATTACTTTTTTCATGGAAGCCCTTCGCCCGACCCCGCCGAAGCAGGGCCAGGCATTGACGTTACACAGTCGCCCAGATGCCCAAACCAATGAATGTGTTCTGGATTTCCTGCAGAATCGCCAACTGCGTAGCACCGAAGGAGGCGCTTACCGATGCCGCGCTGGTGGCGTGAACCGCCGAGCTGTATGCGCGTTGAATGACGGGGACCGCGCCATAAAACGCGACCTTTTCGGAAGCCGACTGACCGATTTGCGCGCCGTCCGGGCTGTTGTAGGTGACTTGTTCATACGAAGCCATGATTTACTCCTTTGCAGAATGAGGAAACAGGGCCGAAGCCCTGTGAATTAGTTCGTGATCCGGCATGCCCACTGGGGACGCAGCGCCGCGAAGCCGTACAAGATGTCCAGACGCATCAGCAACTCGTCGTTGCGGATGTCCGAGCCCATCCAGACGCGCACGCTGATTCCGTCCTGAGTCCGGCGCACGCACTTGTGGGCGTCGTCCATCAGCGGCAAGTCAGCCGTGATGAACTGGAATGCCTCCTTGTGATACATCAGGTTCTGCAGGTACGAGGTCGAGGCGTTGCCGACGAAAGTCAGCGTCTGGCTGTTGAAGTCGGTCGTAGCCAGTGCGGTGCCGTCGGACTTCACGACATTTTTCCGCGCGCCAGACAGCACGATCGCCGGGGAAACGGTCGTGTATTGCGCGCCGATTGCTGTGATGGTGAACTGCTGCAGCGAGCTGTAAGCCGCTTTCGTCTCAGGATGGCAGGCATAGACGCCGGCGATGGTGAACACCTGGCCGACCTTCTGCGCGCTCACAGCGATGGTCGTATGCATGTCGATCAGGCTGTAGCTGCCGTCCGAGTTGGCAGTTCCGAGGCCGGTTGCATCCGTCGTGCCGGTCACGTCAGAACCGTTCGTCATGGTCCACATACGATCGTTCTCGTACCAATCGGCCATGGCGGTACGGCCCATCATGCCCTCGCGATACTGCTCCTTGATCTGCGAGGAGTCCTGGAACAAGCCTTTCAGACCATTGACCATGCCGCCCATCGTGACCGAATCGGCCATGATGAAGCGGTTGCCGTCCTTCGGTGCCAGGCACTGGTTCAACTTGGCGCGTGCAGCACCGACAGCCACCAAGTCGGTCGGCGGCGTTCCGGCGGTGCCGACGGTGTTGTAGGTGGCTTTGGTGCTGGCAGCAATGAAATCGGACTCGATACCGGAAATCAGCACAGAAATGGCCGGCTCGATGTAGTTCTTTGACAGATCATCGAACGCGGCATCGCTGTTCACCGACTGGATCAGTTCAGCAGAGTTGAAGCGCATATCAACGCCGTCCTGCGTCGCGACAGTGATGGTCTGCGTGATTTCGTTCTGATCTTGAACGTCCATGACGCGCGAACCTTGCCGGCGGGTGTACATGTTCGGCTCACGCACGCGCAGCGTAGAGCCAATCTTGCCCTTGCCGTTCTGCTTGAACGAGTCGTCATATTGACGATCCACGGTGCCGATGAATGCTGCCTTTTCGTGCAGGATGCGCAGTGACTCACGGGTCACCATGTCAACTACTTTGAATGTATTGCTCATGTTGGAAACTCCTATTTCCTACGGTTTTGAGAGGTGCGGCGGCGGTATTCGGCGAATTCGGCATCCGTCATCTTCGACGGGTCCTTTTTCACCGTTGCGTTGTTGCCTACCTTGGCTGCAGGCTTGGCCTGTGGCGTTGGCGGTGCCGCCGGGGTTGGTTTTTTGGCGATCTGGTCGTAAAGCTGTGCTTTGTGCAGAAGTTTTGCGAAGGCGGGATGCTTCAATGCCGTCTGTGCAATCACTTCTGCGGGGATTCCTTCAGCAACTCCGTAAGCTCTCAGTTGGTTGCTGCGGTCCGGCGACCAGCCGCTAATCTCGCGCGCGAAATAGGCCTCCGCGTCTTGAACTTGCTTGGCAAGGCTTTGCTGCTCATTCAATGCGTTTTGATGGCGTTTGTGTTCGAGTGCGTTTACTGCTTCGTCGCGCTTTGCTTGAAGCGCTTGTTTCTGGAGCATGATCCGCTGCACACCTGAAGGATCGCTGTCGATGTACTGCGCCAGATCGATCTTGTTGAGTTCGGCCAATTGGTCATCGATTGCGACGACTTTGGCGTAATCAGCGATGTACTGCTGCTGCTCCTGGCGATGCCGTTGCGCCTCAGCCTCGAAGGTGCGGCGCTGTTCGGCGAGTTCCTGCGTTTTGCGGGTGTAATCGCCGTGCATCATGCGTTCGGCTTTCAGCTTTTCAGCCGCGCTCTTGGGGAGTGCGAACTTTTTGCCGTCAACCTCTAACTCGTCGTTTTCTTCTTCGGATTGTTCCGCGTTACCGGAGTCCGAACTCAGAAGCGACTCGTCGTCCTGCGGTGCTTCGTTGGAGACTTCCGACTGACCCGCAGCCTGAGTGTTGTCCGGTGCGGCGTCCTGATTGGTCTGTACTTCATCAAACATGGGTTCACTCCCTGTCGGGTTGGTGGAATAAAAAAAGCCCGAACCTTTCGGAACGGGCTTTCGAAAAACTGAACTGGTTTGTGACTACATCAGCAGCAGATGCACGGCTGACTCGTCGTCGTCTTCTTGTCGCTGCTTCGCTGCCAGGGCAAGCTGGAGCAGCTTTGCGTGCAACTGGTCTTCCAGCGCTCGCTCATAAATTGCCTTTAACTCGATGTTTCTGCGGTCGAACTCGGCCTGCAGTTGGCGGCGCGCTGCCTCGTAGTCGAATGTTGGTATTACCTGCCGTTCTGCCTTGTCGGCCTGCTGCTCGACCACCGCGTTGATTGCACTCTCGACGCGCTTGGGGAGGATCCCAAGCTCTTCGCGCTGCCGGCGGCGATCTTCAGCGGTTCGGCGCGGCATGACCGAGTAGCCGCCGCCATACCAGACATTGGTCTGGGCAGCAGAGCCGGACATGCTGAAAGTGTCTCTGTCCTCAGTCCACGCAATGGTTGCAGACGCAGGCAGTGAGCCTGCGATCGATACCGTGTCATCCGCTTCGGTCCAAGCAGCAGAACCTGAAACGGTCAGCGCGCCAGCGATAGATGCAGTGTCGTTGACCTCCGTCCAGGCGATGGTTCCTGCATCTGTGAGGGTGCCAGCGATGGAAAAGCTATCGTCTGCCTCTGTCCAGCTTATCGTTCCTGTTGTACTGCTTGAGGCAGCCGCCGCATTACCGAGGCCAAGCGGTACTGTGCCAAGTGGCGAAAGCCCGAGCGCCATGATTTACTCCGGCCAGCCGGTTGTGTAGTCGTATGCCAATATGTCGGTCAGCGTTGCGCCTTCCGTGTTCGCAATCGCAGTCAGGTTTGCCTCGTGCACGTTCGAAGCCTCGCGGATGCCCTTTGCGCGGTCCCATAGAGCCTGATAACCGGCCACTTCCGTCTGCTCATCCGCCGTCCACTCGCGGGAGTAGTGAATCATGTTCAGCTCGTTCATGCGAGCGTTGCAGTTCGATTGCTTCCAGTCCGGCAGAAACGCATAAATCTTGAGCTTCGCGGTGAGCCGCAGATCGGGCAAAACCTGATTCGACAGGTAATTCTGAATTTCAGGCGTCATTTGTAGAACCCTGCCACTTGTCCGCCACCGGAGCGGTTGTAAGGTGTCGAGAAGGATGCGTCTGCTGTAGCTGGCAATGCGCCGTAGGTCGCACCCTTATCGGCCATCAAAATGTCACGGGAAGAGCCATTTGTTGATAACAGGCTGTGGCCGTAATGGGCCAGTCGCCGCAAGGCAATCGTCGAACTGTTGCTTTGGATGCATAGCCAGTAAATGCCGGGAGGCGTCCAGAATGGCGAGCCCATCGTCACAGAGCGGAATCCTGTCGTGCTGGCGTCGATCTGCGCCGCCGACGTGAATTCCGTGATCAGGTTCACAGGTCCGCCGGTCGATGGATCGACGTCATACAGGCCCATTCGAACTGCGCCACTCGCCACACCCGTCGTCACCTCTACCGACACCTGAGTAATTGGGCGCGTGTAGATATACTCGATAGGGATATAGAGCCTATTGCCGTTCGTCGTCGTGAACGTGGAAGCGTTGGAATCGTAGGTGACGCGAGTATTAAACGGCTGCCAGACGTCCGAATTTGAGCCGGTCAGGCTCAACGTTGACATCAGGCCGGAACGCGTGTTTGCAGTCGTCGCGGACAGCAAAATCTGAATATTCGCCGCAGTGTTGCCGAAGGAAAGCGCGGTCGGGTTCGCGGCGTTGTACGTTGTGCTGTTCCATGTCTTGAGGATCGCGGTGCGCGTCAGGACATTCGTTGAGAGGACCAGCGATCCATACCCGGCTTCGTACTTGCTGAGTGTCGCAAACGTGCTATCCGTGTACTCGCAAATCTCGTATTCGACGAACTTGGTGCCGCTCGTGCCGAATACATCGGTCGGCTGCGGCCAGCCGGAGACCGAGGCAAGCGTCAGCGTACTGGAGCCGCCCGTGCCGTTATGGGTGCAGCGTACTGCGTCTGCGTACATTATGCGTTCCCGCGAGTGATCGAAAACGAGGTGATCGACACCGCGACACCACTTGAAATCGATGTCGAGTTCAGGTTCAAGTCGGCTCCTGACGTGCCAACGGAGCCATCCAAGACATGTGTCGTGCCGTCTGCCTTGACGATGCGGAACCAGGTTGCCGTGCCAGATGCCGAGGCATTGACGTTGCTTGGCAGCGTTGGCGACAGCGAGCCGCTCGACGCGGAAGATGCGAATGGCGAACCAAGGGTGAATTCCGCTAGTAGGTTCGTTGCCGTGCCACCGGTTGCCGGGCGCGAACCGTCGTAAATCCTCAGCTTTGCGCCGTTACCGGCAAATGTCGTGATTGCGTCGAGCTGCGCATTGCGAAGCCCTGTTGCGTAGCCTGTTGTCATTGCTGCTGTTCTCCAAGGTCAACACGCGAGCCAGCCGGCCGCCCTTGCTCATCCCGCACCAGCACACGAGGCGCGCTGATGAAGCGCTTGAGTTCGTCCATCTGCATGGCAAGCGCCTGCATGCCGGACAACACTGGATCAGGCGGCGGCGGGATCGGTTCGCCGTTCTCGTCGAGGTCAGGTTCTTCCTGTTCGGCAGGCCCAGCCGGCTGCCTGTTCAGCAAGGCAAGCTCACGCTGGCCGGCGATATCCATTTCCTTGAGCCTGATCTTGACTGCGGCGTCAAACTCCATCTTTTCGCTCTCTGTCATCTCTCGCTGCTGTCCGTTGTCGATCACTGGCGGCGGCTGGATTTCCTTCATCGCCTTGAGCCGGTTCGTCTCGGCATTGAACATGTCGATCTGCAGCTTTTGCGCCTCAAGTGACTTGTCTTGCTGGATCGATTGCAATTGCTGCTGTAACTGTTGGTTCTGCTGCCCGACCTGCTGCAATTGCTGCTGTGCCTGCATCAGTTGCGGATTGTTGCCGCCACCGGTGAGCGCTTCCAGCTTCTTGCCGATGTCTTCAGCCCCTGGCCAATCCTGCGCCTTGGCGAGTTCCGGCCCGATCACCGGAGCTGCAGCCGGGAAGGCGCGCAGCAGCTCAGTCATGCCGTAGGCAGCTTCCTCGCGCTTGGTTTGGAAGCCCGGGCCAACGTCAACGGTCAGGTCGTACTTGCCTGCTGTGAGGTTGAAAACCTGCGCCATGCCGTCTTCATCCTGCGGAACCTGCCCAGGTTGCAGCGGCTGATTGATCGGCACGTTGGCCGGCTGCTTGTCCTCGCCCATCACGCGGATGATGCGTTTCTTGTTGTAGACCGACGGGATCAGGTCGATGATGATGCGGCCAGTGTGACGGATGGCACGCGCCTGGTTGTCGATAAAGTGGAACGTGCCGGTGTCAGCTTCGGTCTTGCGCGCATTGATCGCGCGTCCGCTCGTCTCGTTGCTCCTGGCCCCCAACGATGCATCGAATATGCCGATGATCGTCTTCATGTCGTCGGAAGCGTTCAGCGCCTCTTGGAGCGCACCAGCTGGCACACCGGCGAACGGCTGGCGCTGCGGCATAGGTGCGCCCTCAATCATGTCGTACTCGATGTACGGCACGGAATCAGTATTCGCGCGCGCCCACTTATCGGCATCGGTGTCGAACTGGCCGACAGCCCCAACAAATGGCATCTTCGGAGCAAGGGCGATCAACTCTGTCGTCGTGGTACGCCAGTAGTTGAAATTGCGCTGCGCGTCCTTGGCATCGCGGATCAGCGATTTCAGGACACGCTTGCCCTCGACGTTGATCATTTCGCCGTACACCGGCACGATCGGGATGTATTTCCCCGACCATTCCCGCTTGTCCAGCACTTCCACACCGTTCAGGACGTACTGACAGACCTTGTAACTCTTGGTCTCACGCTCGTCTGTCACGGTCACGCCGGATTGCTGCAACACTGCGCCATTCGTCACGGCTGCGGCTTCGGGATAGAGCGCCTCGATACCCTCAACCGGCGCGTCGAACCAATCCTTGCGAACCACGCGACCATCGGACAGCAGATAGAGCGTGCTGGGCTCTTCCCTGCGTCTCCAATACTCAGCAACGATGACCTTTTCGCCCTCCATCCATTCGGCGGGCATCTTGCTGTACGTGTCGCCGTCCCAATCGACCTTTTCTTTGCCCTTGTACTTGGCCTCGAAGACGCTCTTCTCCATCGAATCGACCACGAAAGCGCGATTCCAATTCGACGAATCAGCACCCACATCAGCCCAATCACCGAACACAGAGAACGGGTTATGAATCGGGTTGATCTGGATGTCCATGTCGAATGTGTCGTCATGGGCATACTCGACATCGACACGCCAATAGCCGAATCCACAGGACGCAGCGAAGTCCAGACCTGTGTCATAGGCAATATCCGCGCCGCTGGTGTACTCGATATTGCGAATCAGCCCGTTGATCACGTCCGCTGTCTTCGGGTCGGCCTGATCGTCGGCAGGATGAACCTTGATCGCTGGCTTGTTCTGCCGGCCATCGTTGACAACCTGGCGGATGAACGTCGGCATGCGATTGAACGTCATACACGGGCGCTGCTCGGCCTCACGCTTGTCCTTGACGGAATCAGGCCACTGTTTGCCCAGACGTGCGAACTCCAGATCATCAAGCCCAGCCTCGCGGTTTTCCTTCTCGGCAGCCTGGCAGAGCTTGAAATCCTCGTGTGCTTCCTTGAGGATCGTCTCGTCGTCGCTCAATGAGTCGTCTTTTTTGTCGTCGTCGTAGGCCATAAATGAAAAAAGCCGCTCTAGGCGGCTCTTGCAATCTTTGTCGTCAGGGTCACCCCATCCATCCGCTTGCTACGATGCGGCGCTCTGTTTTCTGCCTCGGCTTCGGCACATCCTTCACGAACTCAAGCCCACGCCCGATCAATGTGAACACGTCAACGGCATCATCATGCTTACCGGCTGGAAACTTGAGCAGCTGCCCCATAACGTGGGCCTTCCAGGGCGCATGCTTAGGGAAAAACACCTTGCCCATGCTTGCGCGGGCTTGGATTGATCGTCCGCGCGCTGTCTTGTCTGCAATACTCGCCAGCCATTCAATGCGGCAGTAAGCATTGCGCTCCTGCATGCGCTTCATCATGAACGGTTCGACGCTTCGCCGAATTGGGCCGGACTCACCGAACCAGCAGCGCGGCTTGTGCTGCAGGACCAGATCGCACTTGCGCTCGATCCATTCGTCTGCTGCCGTTTGGCCGTACCACCAATCCAACACATAAATGTTCGAGTTCTGATCGACGCCGACAACGCCATGTTCTGTGTAGTCGCCGCCGCCTTCTGTGACTGCATAGTCACTGGCTGCGTAAATGTTCAGGTTTTCCGGTGCATCCTCGTACTCGCCGAACCACTCAGCCTTGAAGTAATCGCCGTCCTCTGCTGCTGGTTGCTGCTGATAGAGCGCATTCCACGCGCGCACGTCCATCTTTGCGACGGCAACCATGTCATCGGTGAACCACTCGGGCCAGAGACGCTCTCCAGTCTTGCGGCCTAATGGATCGTTCGGCATGGCCTCCATCGCCAGCTCGATCACATGCCAGCGATCGCGCTCCCGATCGAGAATTCGCCCGCCAAGATCATCTTCATGCCAACGGGTCATGACAACGATTTGCCGCGCTCCAGGCTTCAAGCGGGTCAGCAGATCATTGACATACCAATCCCAAGCCTTTTCACGGCTGCGCTCGCTGTCTGCGTCTTCGCGGCTCTTTACCGGGTCGTCAATGATGGCTAGATCAGCACGGCGGCCAGTAATCGAGCCGCCAACGCCAGCGACAAAGTATTCGCCACCCTTCGTGTTGTCCCAGCGCCCAGCAGCTTGCGAGTCGTCAGAGAGCGATATGCCGAAGAGATTGCTGTAATCGACACCGGCAACAATGTTTCGCACCCTGCGACCGAACCGCTCGGCCAATTCTTGCGTGTGGCTGGCGGCAATCACGCTCATGGCTGGATTGCGCCCCATGAACCATGCGGGGAAGATGACGCTTGTGTAGGTACTCTTTGCAGATCCAGGCGGCATGCAGACCATCAGCCGCTCGATCTCGCCGCGCTCAATGGCTTCCAGACTTCCCATCAGCAGCTTGTGATGCGCTGCCGGGCAGAACCCTAGATCGAGGTAGTCAATGAAGCTGGCCAGACTCACCCGCGCTTGCCTGCGCTGGAGTAGAGTCTGCGCCGCTTCCTGCTGCGATAGCTGCGAGTTCATCATCCGTCAGTTCTTTCGCGCTGCGTTTGACCGTCATATTGATATTGGCTTCAGCCTTACCCCAGCCACGGTCTAGCAGGGCTTGGGCTGCACTCACTTTGGCAGATGCGCCGCCCTCGCGAAGTACATCAACGAGTGCGTTCACGGCTTCTTGTGTGAAGCTGCGCGCCAATTCCCGGACATTCTTTACGTCTTCCGGAAGTTTCGGTCGTCCGCCAGGGTTGCCGGATTGGCCGGGCTTGAAAGCGGTTTTAGGTGCCTTTCTGTCTGTTTTGGGTTTGTTCTCAGACATTCACATTCCGGAGTTCTTTCGATTGTTCCGGCCTCGTTAAAGGGGGTCGTAATTAAGATGCGCGGTGCTTTTCCGCGTGGCGCTGATGGGGCGGATGTTGCCTTGCCGATAGTTCGTTACTATTTAGCATCATCACTCCAAAGCAATCTCGTACGTGGCGGCGAAGATATCTGGCTTGCAGGGGTACAACTCGCCTTTTACGCCTTGGATGATGTAGTCGCCGAAGTTAGCCCGATGTGTACCCTCAAGCGTTTCGATTAGCGCATAGTCAGGGCCACCTCTCCATCGCCCATCTTCGTTGTGCGTCGTCACTGCGTTGGCCGTGCGTGCATCCAAAAACCAATCAGGCATAGACTCAAGACCAAGCCTGAACGCCTCAACCACCACCGGCTTTTTTCTGAATTTCGCCATGATGGCTCCAAATGAGTTGCCCGCCGCCCCTATCGGTGGAGCGTGCAGGCTTGCGCCGTAGCGCGGAAATTGGTGCCATCGGGATGGAATCGAACCTCCGACCGCTCGCTTACAAGGCGAGTGCTCTACCAACTAAGCTACGACGGCAATACATCCGGCGATCAACCCGGACGACCTCTTTCGAGGGTTTCAAGTCCCAAGTGGGAAATTGGTGATAGCGGCGGGAGTTGAACCCGCTTCAGCTTTCGCTTACCGGGCATGTCTCAGCCCAGCATTTCCCCTTTCGGGCGCTATCGTAAATGGTTGACGGCCAGCCGAACCGGTATCCAAACAAGGGAGG